TCCAAGTTGTTTTCCAAATCCTGCATAATACTATTTATCTGTGATGTGTACTTCCTTACCGTAGAAAGTGCGCCAGCCACGGCAGATAGGAACCCGCCTTGTTCTTGTATGCTGGCACCCGCAATGGCAACTCTTCCGTTGCGTCTATCCATCATTTCCGGTGTGTACCAATATCGGTATGCAAACACAACTGTCAATTCATGGATTGAGTCTCGGCTTTCAAACGATACTGGTAATGCGTTCAATGTGATTGGGAAAGCGTCAACAAATGTAACCGTTTCTGTTGGCACACCGTCTCTTGAATCCAACTGGTGGACAATCATATCCGTCACATAGTCTTCTTCGTATCCCACTCTCTGGGTGAATGGGTCAATAATCAGGCTCATCCAGAAATCAAACAACTTCTTTTCAACCATTGATTCTGACATGCGGAAAGTCAGCGTAATGGTGTCATATAGACTGGAATATGGTTTCTTCCTGTTAAATCCAAGATATTGGTGGTCTGCCGTGTTCAAGTTGCGACCGGGCAATTCTGAGGTTTTACATGCAAACATAAGGCGCTTGGTGCCAGAAATGCCAGCGTCGGCAAATTGCTGGTTGGCCAGAACAGCCGAAGGCAAATAAATTTCCATTTGGAATCTATTCTGGCGGGCAAGACCTTCTTTCAAGACATGTGATTGGAATTCTCTTATTGTCATTTCATTTTCCGTTTTGAATCCGCCCACACTTGTGAACGAGAAGCTTTTTCAAATTTTTCGATTGGTAGGAAAACAACGATTTCCCACTCTTCTGGTGGTATCACCAAAAACCTAGTCCGCAAGTGGTTCGTCAGATATCTCTTAACGGTTGGCTGGACAAAGTTTGCCTTCGACACTTTTTTGAGCACAGCCCACGACAATTTAAGCCGCGTAGTGTGGTCGTACTTCTTGTTGTTTTTCAACTTAATTAGCACTTCAAACAACTGTAATCTCAATATTGGTGGCAGATAGTGAAGGTTAATGCCAAGGAATCCGTCTTTGTAGTAATCAACCACAAATATCAATGGTAGCCTGTCATAATATGGCAGCGTGTCTTTCAGTTTCGGGTCATACTCATACAACAACATGTCGCCAATCAATGGCTTATCTGTTAGGTTTTGTGTGCGGTCTGCCAACAATCTTGGGCGACGGACACTACCAAGCTTTCGCGCACTATCCAAAAACCATTTTCTGGACTTTGCGGTCTGTCTTGCTACGCCTTCTTTTGCTATCCGTTCTTTCAGGACATCCGAAATATTCTTAGCCAACGCCAAGTATCTCCCACTTATCAATAACAGTATTTATGTCAATGACGACAGGCGTCCACCCTCGATATGTCAGCAGCATGAATGACATGTTGTTGTTTTCGCAAAAATCTTTGGCAGAAAGCCATTTGGCTCGGTTCACTGCAAATGTAGACACTTCGGTGAGAAATCGTTTGGTTTTTCGTTTTTGTTGCTTTGGTGGAACTATCTGCGATTCTGGCTTGACTTCTACAAGGTATTTTTTGGTTACATTATCTTTCGTGCGCACCTTGACATAGAAATCCACAAAGTATCTATGGAACTCACCATCCATGGGGGAAACATATGGTATCACATATTCTTCACTGCCCCATTCGATTATGTTTTTCTTGGTGTCGCAATATATCATGAACTTCAATTCCCAAGAAGACCTATACACGATGTTGTTTGGGTCGCCGCGATATTTTTTTGGATTTTTTGGATAAAATTTCCCTTGGTAATATTTTGACTCTTTGGGCATTTTTTCTCCATAAATAATAGTAGTCTATACAGGTATTTATCCATGAAAATAAAGAACCGGACAGAAACACTATCCGACAAGGCACAGAGCAATCCGTTCAAGAAGACGGTGTTACAGTACCCATTGGAGAATTCTGACAGGGAAGGCAGAAACCACTTTGTTCGCTTTGATGTGAATGTGACAAAGAATACCAAGTTCTATCAAGACACCGCCAACGATAATGTTGATGGTGGTTTATCAAGAGACAATATCAAGACCTTCACCAGTGGTGGCCAAGCTCGCTCTCGGTCGAACAATGTTGGCTTCCGCTCAACAACAAAGCGAATTGACGAATCAATCATCATGTACATGCCAAACCTGCAACCAGTATCATATGGTGTCGACTGGAACCAAGGTGAGGTTGGTTTGGTGTCTGACATTGTTGCTGGGGCACTACAGGCATCTGACTTTTTGAAAAATGATAGCGCAACAGAAACATTGATTAATATGGTCAAAGCGAACGCAAGTAATGTCTCGCGCGCGGCTGCGGGCGGGGTTGCGCACTTGACTCAGGCGCTAGGATTGACACAAGCAGAAGATGTATTGCAGTCATTGACCCGTGAGGTAAGAAACCAACACGCGGAAATGCTATTCAAAGGAACCAGAAACAGACGATTCTCTTTTGATTTCAAATTCACCCCACGCTCAAAGAAAGAAACCGAAGAGGTTCTGCGAATCATCGAGCGGTTCAAGTTTCACCACTCACCAGAATTGGCCGGAAGCGACGGAACCAGTGGGGCGTTTTGGATTTATCCATCGGAATTTGAAATCCGGTTCGTCACCATTCAGGATGGTGTACAGGTCGAGAATCCATATATCAACAAGATTTCTGTTTGTGCATTGACTGATATTTCGGTCAACTATTCCGGCGCAACCGATTTCAACACATTTGATGATGGTAGTCCGGTTAACATTGACTTGCAACTAAGCTTCACCGAACTCGAATTGTTGACCAAGAAACACATTCTTCAGGGGTACTAATATGTACTTTGAGAACTTTAGCAACATTTCATATTTACTTGACGATACGGTTGGCGACCGTATTGTGCGCAATATTATGAAAAAAATTGGTATCAAGAAACAACTGAAGACATCCGCATCACTGTTTATCACATACAAAATCCAAGAAAACGAGCGACCAGAAGAGGTTGCATACAAAATGTATGGCTCAACCGAGTATCATTGGGTGGTGTTATTGATGAATGATATCAAGAACCGATACTATGACTGGCCATTGACGCAAGACGAGGTGCGGCGACTAACAGAAAAAAAATATGGTATTGGTAATGAATCTGCGACACATCATTATGTAGATTTGGGTGGTTATGTTGTTGATGCCAGCAATCCGGAAGCACAGTCAGTGTCGAACCTTGACTATGAATTTGACCAAAATGAAACACGCCGCGAAATCAAAGTCCTAGACCCAGAATATTTGTCTCTTGCTGTTTCTGAATTAGAGACCATAATGAGAAATTAATATGAGTGCTACTGAATATTCTTTTCCGGGTGATTTTGTCATAAAGAAGCTCGAACTAAAATCCTTTACCGGCCAAATAGTAGACATTCGATATATGCTTATCGAATTCAACATCTATGAAGACCTGTTTAACAACACACTATCCGGTGATATCGTTATTGAAGACTCGCTGAACCTGATTAAGTATCTACCCATTGTTGGGCAGGAAACCATCACCATCGAATACTCAACTGCTGGCAAAAACAAACTGGAAGATACGGTATCACTGACATTCGACTGCTATAAAATTTCAAAAAGAGCACGAAGCACAGAACGGTCACAGACATATGCAATTCACTTTGTTTCGCACGAATTGACAGAATCAACCAGAACGAAAGTAAGCAAGGCATACAACAAGCCATCATCGGACATTGCAAAAGACCTGTTTACGAATCACCTGAAAAGCAAAAAAACGATTTTTATTGAGCCAAGCAAATACACCGACCAAGTGGTGTTTCCAATGTGGGAACCGTTGTTTTGTATGAACTGGTTGTGTAAACGAAGTGTGTCTGCCTCTGGTATCGGAAGCGATTATGTGTTTTTCGAAAGCGTCAAAGGATTCTATTTTGTTTCTATTGAGTCATTGGTTGGTCAGCCAGATTCGGGAGAAACAAAATCGTTCATATACAAACCATCGAACACCCGCGACCAAGAAAATGTTGGTCAGCGCGACCCAATGTCTGAGTTCAGGGCAGTTGAAGAATTCACCGTTGAAGATTCTTTCGATACGATTGGTTCAACCACCAACGGCATGTATGCTTCCAAATTGATTACCCACGACATAGTTTCCAAAAAAATCGAAACCACGGAATACAATTATCTTGATGAATACGAAAACCACAACCACATTGAAAAAAACAAAATAAAAATTGGCCAAGGAATTACCGCAACTGTCAGTGGTGCCATTGATGCAAACGGCAATCGTATTAGTGACTATTCAAACAGCTACATTGAATTTTACCCAAAACATAAACAGATACATGATTCCGCACAGGCGTTAGAGCATGTTGGTCAGTGGTTTTTGCCAAGAATCTCTAGGCTCAACCAAATCGAGAGCGTGAAACTTTCGATTGTTGTTGTTGGAGACTCTTCATTGAAAGTTGGTGATGTTATTCATTTCTATGTGCCGTCCTATGAAGAACAGACAACCGACAAAAAATTTGATACTTACATAACAGGTAGGTATCTCATCACCGCAATCCGACACCAAATTACCCCGACCGCTTATAAAATGGTCATGGAAATTTCAAAAGATTGTTTGTCTGTCCCACTGCCAAAAGCCGGAGAATTTTCCGACGCACTGGCAACATCGTAACACTTAGGCACCCCCATGATTGTCACCATATATACCATCATGATTACACTGGCCACCATTAAATTTACCATTGACCTATACATGCTGTTTGAAACTTTTCACTAAGTTATTGATTTTATTGGTCTTTTTTTCTTGACTTTTTTGAAAATCCCAGTTATAGTACCCCAGTGATTGGGAAAATTTTATGAGAAAACCAAAGACTATTGAGTTGGGCGACTGTTATGAAGTCCATGCCAAATACCTGTTACGAAACCCAAATTCCGGCATTGTTCTTGTCCATGGCGTGGTAACTGGTTCTGGCGGCGATGTTTTCGGAATCGAATATTGCCACTGCTGGTTGGAATCGGAAGACGGTGAGTTCGTCGTTGACTTATCAAACAACCGGACAATAGAGCTTCCTGCCGTCGTGTATTATGCTATTGGGCATATCGACAAATCAAAAATTTTGCGGTACAGTGCTACCGATGCCGAAGCGCTAATGGTTGAACATGGTCACTATGGCCCTTGGGAACTTGAAACCCCAATCGGCGAAACCAAATATCGGATTGCAAACGGACTATGAGGATATCAACATGCCGCGTTCATATGTAGAAGTGGAAGTGGATTTGGAAAGTTTTGACGAAGAAGATATCGTGGAATATCTTCGTGACTCTGGGTATGAGGTGCTCCATCGAAGCAATACACCAACATCCTTGGAAAAAACCGTGGAACAAATCAAGCTTGGCAATGAGTCTGCCGCCCTTGATTATGTCCGCGAAGAAGCTTGGCAACAACTGGGAAAAATCATCTGAGTGAGGGTTATATCATGAGTTCAAATTTTGACAAAATCATTGCGTATGAACAGGGCGACCTTTCTGAAACAGAATGCGTCCAACTCTTTTCTTCGCTGGTATCTAGCGGTATGGCATGGAGCCTACAAGGCCACTATGGCCGAACTGCTGCCGGTTTGATTGAAGCCGGTATATTGGATTCGGAAGGAAACATTTTGGTCGAACTTGACTGAGTGCTTTCCGGATAAACAACTCGCCAACAACAAGAGGATTTATCATGGCAGAAAAATACAAACCAATCCGCGCATTTAACGGCGCAAAACAAATTGGCGCATTTGTCGTATTGAAAGACGGTCAGCATGTAGCCACGGTTCATATTTCAGTGACAAAACGGGTTCGAACTGATTTGTATATTGGTGACGCATTGGTTCACCAAGGTTCAGAGTCCGCAGAATCGGATGTTGATTCCGTATCACTGGCATTGAATGGTGCCGAAAGTAATTTCCAGAATGTTCCTGCCGGTTCGTTTGCCGCACAAGGCTTCGACCGCGCACTACAACGCGCTGGTTATGTTGTGATTCCGGCGGTGTGACGATGACTACACACCAACCAACTGCTACACAGAACAGCGACATGAACGATATTTTTTATCCGTTCATCATTTCATATCGACGCGATGTTGGTGTGTTTGAAGTGAAGCGCGGCTGTGAAGTGGTTGGATGGTGTGGTTCTTTTTCAGCAATGCATGTAAAAACAGGACTTGTGTTTCTGGCAGACGGGTCGTTTGAGGCGGTATTGCACACAAAGGAATTGTTCTCGGACAATATCTTGGCCGGATTCAGTTCACCGGATATAGTGTTCATGTCGGAAGAAAAAGGCCAGAAATGTTTTGTGTATGCCACCGATGGCGGACACGAAAAAGATTTTGAAATTGGAAAAAACATCGGGTATAATGATGGCAACGGAGTCGGCTATCCGGTTCTTCGTGGCAAATACGGTTGTGGTAGTATCGGAAGCGACGGGAAACCAAAAGTTTATTTTTGATTATTAACTGGTGAATTCATTATGAGCAATGGGCGAACACAAAACAGTTTATTCAGAGAAGACTTCCCAATTATCAAAACCAACAAGTTTTGGGGGAAGTTGTTCAAACCAAACGACGAACAACCGATTGCGCGGCGAATGATGACCGTTCAATATGCCGACCCATGTAGCAAAGACTCAACCATATTTTTGGTGGGATTTGAACGCGGTTCGCCGTTATACAATATCAACGGTGATGACATACAGTTGTTTTCACAAAGAGCCAACATTGAGTTTACGACATCCATTGATTTTGTTGGGAAACTGGAACCTGAGTTGGATTCCCTTGGTTTGCATTGGATTGGGATTTATTATCCGTCGGTTGCCGAAATCAATGTTGATGAATTTTCTCCACTGGTAAGTAGTGCTCAGTTTAATTCTCTCGCCAACGACGAGAAACGGGAATATGCAGAAAAAACATTCGGCGATAGTGGTGCCCTGTTAATGAGAACGGTTGAAAATTTACGGAAAATCCTTGTACTCGAAGCGGCACTGCTCGAACAACAACCACGGCCTTAATTTATTATTAACAGAGACGCCGACATGACAAAACAAAAACACGAATGGGAAAAAGAACCATCTGTCGCTAAATTCATCGACAAACAAACTGGATTTCGGTGTATGATTCTTCGCAACCCAACACTGAAACATTTGTGTGGCTATGTGGCCGTCGATGCAAAGTCGCCACTGTGTGGAATAGAATACAGTGCCAACATTTTTCGTGACATTGATGTTCATGGTGGACTGACCTTTGCTGGAAAAATCACCATTGAATGTTCCAATGACAATTTGTATTGGTTTGGGTTTGACGCGGCGCATGTTGGTGACATCACCCCATTCATTTACGAACATTCATTAACAAGCAGTGATTATGTCATACAGAAAGGTTGCGAATATCGCAACATGGAATACATGGAAAAACAATGTAAGAAACTTGCAAAACAACTCAAAGAAATATTGGACAAAAGATAATGGCCAGAAAAAGAAAAAAAACCGTGCGCAAGCAGGTATTCCTGAACGATGATAAATCCATGGTCGGACAAATCGTGATGACCGGAATCGCGCGGGTGAGTGATAGAGAATGTGATATTGGCATTGATTTTCACATCCACGACTGTTCCAGAAGAATCACCCTCGACTTTTCTGCATGGATGACCAAATCCGACGATGGCACATTGTCCATAAAGAACAGGGAACGAAACCGGAAATATCATCGGAGCGCAATCGACAAAATCAACCGGATGCGCAAAATGCTGGACGAAGCCGAAAAGTTTATTCACGAAAACACCGACCCGTCGTTTTTATAAGGAGACCGACATGTTCAAGTTGAAACAAAAGACAGTGGAATTTTTGCGCGAAATGTATATCTTCGGCATGATTGGATTTGCAAACTACATCATTGCAATAATTGTTCTTCCAGACGAACCAGCCGGAACTGGCGCTGATTATTGGTTATGGTTTTTTGGGTTTGTTTTGTTTCTTATTGGGTTGGCTGTTGTTGGTGCTCACATTGTTGCAAAACACAGTGTTGACCAATGGGAACACGGCGTTGACTGGGCAATTAACCAAACTGCCGGATTGCTAGCACGAAGAGCAACGCAGGACGATAAATTGCTGGATGGATTATTGAATGCCATGGAATCTACTGGGGTTGATGTGTCCGACATCCGGTCACTAGAAAAAAAGGATACCGTCCAGTGCCCACAGTGTTTTACAGAATACCCGAAGTTTGATTTTCAGGAAAACTTCATATTGAAACATGGCATTTGTATGAAGTGTGATATTGACACAACCAACAATTTTGATTAAAATTCTATTGTGTTTTAATAATCTGGGG